AGCATAATAGCGTCTCTGATGTCTACGCCATCTTTTGTATACTCATAAGGCAGAAGCCCTTGGCTTATAAGCGAGTACCTGCCGATATTAACATCAGTTCCATTTCTCGGCACTTTTGTCTTTGTAGAAGAAGCGCTCTCTTTAGCTCTTGTGTACGAAGCTTGGGAAACCTCTTTGAAAAAAGGCTCGCCTATAAGCTTTGGCTCATACGAAGCCTGAGAAACTTGAACGGGTTGAATTTTATTAAATCTGGTCCAGTATTCAGACTTTTTATTATATTGGCGCGACATTTTTTTATATTAAAAGTTACACTAAAAGTATCAAAAGTACTTTTAACGAGCGAAAAATGGCACAAATGTAGAAGTTGTTTTTTCGACTTTCACGTCCATCATGTCAAAATATATCTTAGTCATCCAGTTGCCTAGAATCAAACAAGAGTAAGAGTCTTTTCTTGTTTTCTCTGCGCCGCTTTGCTTTTTTAATTGCGGCGGCAAATCGAAACTCTGATGCCCATTAGCTGTTGTTGTTGGTATGATTAGAGAACATTGCGCCTTTGCAAGTTCAATCATATCAGCTTGGTGGTCAACGAAATCAACCATTTTAGCTTCTATACTCTGGCCATCCTCTTGATCTCGGATAAACTTTAAATTCTTTACGGGAATATTCTTTCCCTTTTGAGTTGTGAAGTCGTTGTCTACAGCTTCAGCAGCAAAAAGAATCTTTCTGTGGTCGAAGTTAGATTGCAGCAACTCATTAGCGTATCTTATCCAACCACTTGTAGGTATGCGCAAGTAGCAAATTTTATTAGCGCTTTTGCTATAAGCATTTCTCGCCTTTCTTAATTCGTCTTGATAAGTTTCAGGAGTATCAAAATCAGCTTCGTATGTTTTAATTTCAATTTTGTTATTTTTAAAAAGCTCGCTTTCGTTAGCGGCATTTAAGAACTGCAATCCTCCGTTGTAGTCGCCGCACATAGCAACAATATTAAAATGAGCGAACAAGTAATGAAGATACTCAATATGTTTTTTTAGATTCGTCCCAGACAGCGCGTAGTTATGAACTAAAATAGCTTTGCGCCCTGCTTTATCGAGTTTGATTATGTTCATCGCAAAATCGTCAGAAGATTCATTTTCCGCCCAAGAGGGGTCGAAGCTTAAAATATATTCTGCATTCTTTTCTCCAGCCACTTCAATCGCTTGCCCTTCTCCAACTCGAATTGTGCATTCGTGCATTTTGCTGAGTTTAAAATATCCAGAAGAATCGTCAACAAATTGCGAACCGAATTCTCTTTTGAATTGAGATTCGGACATGGTTGATTTTGCTTGAGTTAATAAACTTTCATCATACAAACCGTGAGGAGCAACATCGTAAGAAAAATGTAAAATAGCTCTTGTCGCTACGCTTTTAGCATTTCTTTCTGGCGTAACAATTAGATCTTCATACTGCTTATAAAGCTTATACATGTACTCGAATTGATAAGACGCAGAAGACAAAACAATAATTTTATTATTAGGCCAAACGAATCTTTCTTCTTCCGTCATTTCTCCTCTCTTTATCAATTCAGTTTCCAAACCAAAAACTTGCTGTCTTTCAGTTGGATTTTGAACAACGGAAAGAAACGGGATAATAACTTCGTTAAAAATACGATCTGGCATGAGCAAGAACTCATCGATTAGCATACGGTGAAAACGAAAGCCGCGAAGCTTCTCTCCATCGCCAAGAGGCAAACAAGTAATCTTGCTGCGCCCAATCTGCATCGTCCATTCGTCTGAGCTTTTGGAAACTTTTGTAATGCATTGCTTTAAAAATACAGCGTTTGGTTTTTCGGCGATTTCTTCTATCTTGCGGAAGATCATTTTAGCCTGACGGAATGTTTTACTAACGATTCCGATATGCACGCCTTGATTTAAAATCGCATCAAGAGACGCAAACACTGCGCAAGTAAAGCTTTTTGATAATCCACGGCTCCATACCATCATCGAGTAATCTGTTTCAAACATAGTTTTAATAGCCATGTGTTGAAATGGGAAAAGCTGAACGCCGCAAATGATCTCTGATGAAAATGAGATATTCGAACGTAAAAATTTATAGAGAAGAATTTTAGCTTCTCTTTCTTCCAAGAATCCCTTTTTCTCAAGAATTTCTTGATTTACGTTACGGAATAAACTTTTTCTTTTTTGGTTTCCTTCGATCCAAGCCATGATAAATCCTTTTCTAAGAAATATTGAATATCCACATCCCAAAGAATACTGCCGATAGCAGTTAATTTTGGAATAAGAATTTCGCTATTAGCTCTGTTACCTGAAAATACAAATTGACAATACCCCGCGAACTCATGCTGTAACAATTTCATATTATGGTATATGAATTTTAGATTCGATTTGTGAGGGGTGAAGTCGTTGTTAGTGCTTATCCGTTCTAAAGTAGATTCAACCACGATAAACAAATAACACTCCATGTCTTTGCATCTTTGAAGCTCGCGCCTAAATCTTTCTAAATTCTCGCCGACAAGAGTTCCTTTAAAATCAGACTCCGACTTTCTATCTACAAAAGTTTTTGTATAATTTGATCCGCTAGCAGTATAATCTCCAAAATCCAACTTAACTTGCCTTTCGTTTTTAAAGCTAAGTGGTTGCTGCTCTCTAGTATCTACGAATATATTGACATTGGAGAAGTCTTCATGGAACTTTTTAGGCAAACTCTTTTTAAACATCGGCTCTATTCCAATCTCTTTGCACACGTTAGAGTATGTTCCAAAATGTTTTTTATAAAGATCGATAGTTGGCATCTCACTAGTCTCCAATTCTAAATGGCAAGGGGAGCGTTTTAAATCTTTGCTCTTAACTCTGTAAGCTAACATTTTTTTAATCTGTTGCTTAACATTTTCTGGAGACTCTATCTCGCACCATCTTAAAAGCTGCTTTCTGTTTTCAAAGTCTTTTTCGAAGTAAGACTCTTTATCCTTAAACTGTAAGTAAGTACCTGTTAATAGGTTTTTTCTGGGATACTGCGTAACATAATACTCATCAATTCCGATCTTATGTTTTTTTAAATGCGCGTGCAAGCTTCTTTCGGAAACGAAGGAACTGTTGCATATTTTGCAATGGTTAGAGTTGTTAGACTGCATCATCTAATGATATTCCTAGGATACGAGCCTTCCACTCCACCATACTTTCCATTTTTTTGCCCTCTTCTGTAACGAGTAATTTTTGCATTTCAGCAATCTTGATCATATTGCCGCGCTCTTCTTCATCTTGGAACAGTTGAACAATAGAAAGAACAGAAGCATTTTCCCTTTGTCTAGACGAAATTCTTTCGCGCCTATCTCCTTGTAATTTTTTAATTAAACTTTCCACTCTACCTTCACATTGATGGTACTCACCACTTTTAGCTTTGATAATTTCAGCTAAACGAATACTCATTTCATTTTGCTCTTGAGTTTCCTCAAACATCTTATTGAGCTTGTCCAAATGGCGAGAGATAGTTTCTAGATTGATAATTTCCTTGCAAACGTTCATGTACAAATTAACTTCGTCCGCAGTTAGATCTGGTTTATCCCATGTCATGCGAATAAATTCTTGCTCAAATATATTCCTATCCTCTTGCGACGTATAGCAATTGATAATTTTTTGAAATCTTGAATTTATTAGATTAATAGACAGTTTTTCGGCGCATATTTTATGATGTCTACTAAACTTCTCTTTATTTATCTTTTCGCCAGTAGCTTCGTTAATTCTATTTATAACTCTTTCTATCGAGCGCGGCGTTTGATATTTTACAAACATCGCGTCGTCGGATACAGCTTTATTTTCGCAGTCAGAGTTTCTAATATGAGCGCCAACAGTTCTGTGCTCTAATCCCATTGCCGAGATTGGGCGATCTGGGTAAAGAAGTTCCGCAATTCTTAAAGCTGAGATTCCGTTACCAGCCTGATCTTCAATGAATTGCTCTTGCTCTGGACTGAGAGGCAATTCTCCAATTTTTTCGTACTTAGAAGTTTTATATTGTATTTTATTCGACGCTAGCAAAGACCTAATCGCGATTCCTTGCTTGGTTCTGCCATCCAGATTTTCATCATTAAAGAATTTGCGCGTGATAGTATTTAAATCAGGAAATTCTTTCGCAATTTCCACGATCTTCTTTTTATCTTCGTCGCTAAAACTTATTTTATC